CACAACGGTTGGGTGGGTCGGTGAAAACGCGCCGAAGCCTGTTTCCAACATGCAGTTTGATTCGATCACGCTGCGTTGGGCAAAGGCCGCTGGCATCGTCGTGATCACGCAGGAACTTGCTCGGTTCTCGAACCCGGCAGCGGAAGGCTTGGTCCGTACCGACATGATCGCGCAGATGGCGCAGTTCCTTGATCGGCAGTTTGTCGATCCGGCAGTCGCAGCGGTAACGAACGTTTCGCCCGCTTCGATCACCAACGGCGTGTCGGCTGTCACCGCGACGGGAACGAACGACGCTGCGTTCCGTACCGACGCAAAGACGATGATCAATACGTTCCTGACAAACAACCTGTCGACGGCAGGGGCGGTTTGGATTGGCACCCAGCAGCAAGCAACGGCGTTCTCGCTGATGCTTAATGCTCTCGGGCAAGCGTCCTACCCGACCATGACGCCGACTGGCGGAACGCTGATCGGTTATCCGTACATCGCATCGGAAAATATTCCCGCGACGGGCGGTTCCCCGACAGACGGATATCCGCTGATCTTGGCGATTGCGCCGGAAATCCTCTTGGCCGACGACGGTCAGGTGATTGTCGACGCGAGCAACCAAGCGTCGGTGAACATGGACTCGGCTCCGGATTCTCCGCCGTCCGCTTCAACTGTCCTTGTTTCTCTGTGGCAGATGAACATGACGGGCATCCGCGCTGAGCGTTGGATCAACTGGCTTAAGCGCCGCTCGACTGCGGTTGGTTATATCCAGAACGCAAAATACGTCTAACGGCTAACCGGGTCGCAACACCCCCTCCTTTTGATTTGGGTCTGGACTACCCAAAAGTTGCGATCCGGTTTCTGTCGGGGCTGGCGGCGATGATCCCCAGGCGCGCCAGCCCCGATTTGAAAGTCCACTGGGGAATGGATCTGGGGAAATAAATGACAAAAGTGCGCGCCATCGATGACGTGACGTATGCCCAGCACGACTATAAAAAGGGCGACGAGTTCGAAACCGAAAACGAAATGCACGCAAAACTTCTCAGCCTCAACCACAAGATCGTTGTCGTCGAGGACGGAGTTGCGCCTATTCAAAGCGAAGCACCCGAAACGCCAAACGCGAGGCGCGGCCGATATAACCGCCGCGATATGCGGGCGACTAAATGAAACTGCCCTTCGGGTATGAAATCTCCAAGACGCTGCCGACGCTGACGCCACCGGCAAGCTCGATCCCGCCCAATTCGGGAATGAGCAACTGGTGGCAAGTGATCCGCGAGAGCTTTAGCGGCGCGTGGCAGCGCAACGTGGATTTGCGCCTGCCCAACGTTATGACCTATTCGACGGTCTATGCCTGCGTGACGCTGATCGCGCAGGACATCGGCAAGCTCTGTCTTGATCTATATCAAAAAGACGAAAACGATATCTGGACCGAGGTCGAGGTCTCCGCGTTCAGCCCGGTATTGCGCAAGCCCAACCATTTCCAGACCCGGCAGAAATTTATCGAGCACTGGGTCAGCAGCAAATTGATGCACGGCAACGCCTATATTCTGAAAGAGCGCGAAGGCAGAAACGTTGTGCGCTCGCTGTACGTGCTCGATCCGCAGACGACGCGCCCGCTGATCTCGCCAAACGGCGAAGTATTCTATCAACTGGCAACGAACTATCTGGCAGGCATAAACGGCGTCGAAGGCATTATCGGCATCGATATGACGGAGCTCTCGCAGGGAGCGCTTTATGTTCCCGCTTCCGAGATCATCCACGATACTTATTGCGCGCTTTATCACCCGCTCTGCGGCGTCTCGCCGATCTCTGCTTGCGGGCTCGCCGCCGTTCAAGGTTTGGCGATGCAGGCAAATTCGATCAAGTTTTTCAATAACGGCTCGCAACCGGGCGGAACGCTGATCGCTCCCGGCCCGATCTCCGAGGTCAACGCCAAGCTTTTGAAAGAATACTGGGAGCAGAATTTCACCGGAGATAACGCAGGGCGCATCGCGGTTCTTGGCGATGGTCTGAAATACGAGCCGCTGACGGTGAGCGCGTCTGACGCGCAGCTTATCAATCAGTTCAAATGGACCGATCGAACCATATGCACCGCGTTTAAGGTGCCCCCATATATGGTCGGGGTCGAATTGATTCCGTCTTTCAGCAACATCGAGTCGATCAATCTGCAATACTACACGACTTGCTTGCAGCCGTTGATGGAAGCGATTGAAGCGCTGCTCGACGATGGTCTGGGATTGCAAACCGCCAATCAGGAATACGGCGCGGCCTTCAATCTCGACGATCTGTTGAAGATGGATACCAATACGCAAATCCGCAGCTATGGCGAAGGCGTCAGCAAAGGCATCTTCGCGCCTAACGAAGCACGTAAGAAGATCGGCTATGGACCGGTAACTGGCGGCGATGCGGTATTCCTGCAGCAGCAGAATTTCAGCGTTGAAGCGCTCGCGAAACGAGACGCGAAAGACGATCCATTCGCCACGAAAACATCAGCGCCGACAAATGGGGCTCCGCCGCAGCCGAAGCCGCAGCCTGCCCCGGCGCAGGAAAATCAATTCGTCGATGCAGAATTTGTCGCGCTGCTCAAAGATGCGGTGAACCATGCTAGCACTCACTGAAAAGCAAACGCTGATCCGCGCTTTGGGACAAGTGATCGCGGATAAAGTGCGTGACGAGCTTGAGCCGTTTCGCAAGCAGATGGCCGATCTCCAAACGACTATCGCCGCTTTGCCAGCGCCGCAGGCGATTATCGATCACACGACGAACGTTGTCGAAAACCTCTGCGCGACATGGGCACCGATACCCGGCAAGGACGGAAAGGATTTTGATCCCTCTGTTATCGCGCCAGCCATTGCCGAAGAATTTAACGCGAGGCGCGCAAACGGTCTCGTCGTTGATCTCGAAACGGTTATGGAAAAGGCTCGGGCGCTCGTCGCTGATGCGCAGATCGACATGCAGGCATGGGCAAGCAACTATGTCGAAGAACAGTTGAAAGCAAATTTGCCCAAAGTTCGCGATGGCAAGGACGCCGATATGGTTGAGGTCGGTCAGATGATTGATCGTGTGGTTGCCCGCGGACTTGAGGCTGGAGCCACGGCGCGTGAAGCGGGCGAAGCAAAAATAATGGAATGGGCGCGCGCATATATCACCGAGCAGTTCGAACTTTGCCTGCCGAAAGTCCGCGACGGCCTCGACGGGCAACCCGGCAAGGATGCCGTTATCGATTGGGACTACATCAACGAGCAACTAAGCGCTGGAATGGAAATGCTTCGGGAACAACTGGATAAAAAAATAGCTGCGCTGCCCAAGCCGGAAAAAGGCGAAAAAGGCGATAAGGGCGACAAAGGCGATCCGGGCGAACCGGGGAAAGACGGCCGACATGGCACTAATGGCATTGATGGCAAAAGCGTTTCGCTGGACGAGCTTAGAAGCGCCATTGCTGATCTCGTCGTTAAAGCTATTGGCGATATTCCTCTTCCTCGGTCTGTTGTGGGTGGTTTCGTTAATCGTGACGGTCGTTTGCACCTTACTTATTCTGACGGCGGGACTTCCGATCTTGGCGAAATTGTTGGTAAAGACGGCCGCGATTGCGATATGGAAACAGTTAAATCGCTGGTATCTGCATATCTCGCCACCATCGAAAAACCTAAAGACGGGAAAGACGGGCTAGGCTTCGATGATCTGCAACTGGACTTCGATGGTGAGCGCCTCGTCCAATTGAAATTTATTCGCGGCGAGGAAGCAAAAATCTTCGATCTTGAATTTCCAACGCCGCTGTTCAAGGACATCTGGAAAGAGGGCGAATATAAGCGCGGCTTTATCGTCGTGCGCGACGGCTCCATGTGGATCGCGCAGAAAGATACGTCCACCGTTCCCGGCTCGCCCGAGAGCGACTGGAAGCTTTGCACAAAGCGCGGTCGCGATGGCAAGGACGGCAAGGCGGGACTCAAAGGTGAAAAAGGCGATCCGGGCAGACCCGGTCGCGATCTAACGCAACTTGGTCCAGACGGGAGTAAATACTAATGGGAAAAACAATTCTTAAACCCGAGAACAACGACACCAGCGGCTTTGATTTTCCATCGGTGACGAAAAGCGCAGGATATCTGCATGTCGATCATCGAAACAGCCCCGGCCTTCCCGAGGACGCTGCGCGAAAGATGGGTTACGACCCCGCGCTGGTTCGCGAAGGCAAGGTGTTTGAGGCCGACACGCTTGCTTGCTGCCATTGTCCGTCCGTCTTCATCAAACGAAAAGGGGCGGACATGATAGGCCGTTGCACAAAATGCGACGGATACGTTTGTGATGCGTGCTTGGCTGCTGCGCAGGACCCAACTTACGTCCACCGGTCCCGTCAGGAACTGATCGAGATGATCAGAAGCGGCAAATATGTGTTCGACGGGGGAACGATGTCGCTCCCCATTTTGAAACGAAAGGAAACGACAGATGGCTAAACGTATCTTCACGACTGGCGGCCTGACGTACACTGCTACGGCGGCAGGCGCGGCGGTCACCACGCTAGGCTTTATGGGATTGAGAGGCGGCGGTGCCACTCAACTCATCGACGTGCTGGAAATCTTTTTCTCCGGCAAAGTCGGAACGTCCACCGTCATCGGCTTGGTTGCAAAACGCAGTTCGACGATTGCGACGACGCCTTCGACGTTGACAACGTTCAACTCGGACGGCCCGCTGTTCCCGAACACCACGGCGCTTTCGACGGTTGCCGTCTCGTTCGTAACGGCATCGGGACTTCCGGTTTCTTCGTCGGCGGTTACCGACGCCACGCTGCAACTTGGCCTCAACGGCTTTGGCGGTATCGTCCGCTGGAACGCGGCTCCGCAGCAGCAGTGGCAGATTATCGGAACACCAC